ACAATGTTTAAAGAAGATCCTATATCAAATGTTGAATGGGTAGATGTGGATAAGCTACAAGCTAATGACTATAATCCAAATGTGGTTTTAAATAAAGAATTAAAGTTATTAGAGTTAAGTATATTAACTAATGGGTGGATCCAACCTATATTAATTAATAGAGATTTTACCATAATAGATGGATTCCATAGGAGTTATCTAGCGAGAAACAGTAAAACATTACTAGAAAAATACAAAAATAAAGTCCCGTGTGTAATTATGGATCTGACTGAAGCAGAACGAATGCTCTTAACTATTAGGATCAATAGAGCAAAGGGAAATCACGTGGCAATTAAAATGCACGAGATAATTAAAACACTAATAGACAAGCATCAAGTATCTAAAGAATACATAATAAATGCGATTGGTGCAACAAAAGATGAGATAGATCTATTATATAAAGATGGGGTGTTTGATGCACTTAACATAAAAGAACATAAATATTCAAGAGCGTGGAAAAGTCCAAAAACGAAATAGTAAAAAAACAACAGAAACAACACACTAAAAAAGAAGCGTTTTTAAAAGCGTTAGAAAAAAGCTTAGGTATTATGTCACAGGCTGCAAAAAAGGTCGGCATAGATCGTACTACGCCTTACAGGTGGATGAAAGAGGACGAGGTATTTGAGGATCAGGTTACGGAGATACAAAACGTAGTAGGTGACTTTGCTGAAACTAAACTTTATGAACTAGTTAATGATGGGGTACCTAGTGCAGTAATATTTTTATGTAAGACTAAATTTAAGAATAGGGGTTACATAGAAAGACAGGAGATAACAGGGTTAGACGGTAAAAACTTAGACATAAATATTGAAGTCATCTATCCAACTAAAAACGACTAAAGTATTTGAACACCTAGACACAAGCAATAAGAGAATTATTGTAGAACAAGGTGGAACAAGATCAGGTAAAACATACAACATACTTATTTGGATAATATTCAAGTATTGTATGATTCATAGCAATAAGATAGTAACGATATGTAGAAAGCACGGACCAAGTCTTAGAGGATCTAGTATGCGTGATTTTTTTACACTATTAGAAGAAAACGATTTATACTCTGAAGAAAGACATAGTAAAAGTCTAAATGAATATAAGCTGAATAATAACTTAGTAGAGTTTGTAAGTTTAGATGAACCACAAAAAATACGTGGTAGGAAACGAGATCTACTTTTTATAAATGAGGGGAATGAATTAACTAAAGAGGATTTCTTTCAACTAAACATAAGAACTACAAGCAGAATTATTATAGATTACAATCCGAGTGATGAGTACCACTGGATATATGATGATATTATAGATCGTGAAGACTGTGATTTTCATATTACAACCTACCTAGATAATCCGTTTTTAGATCCAGTACTTATAGAGGAAATAGAAAGACTAAAGCATACTGACGAATTATACTGGCAAATATATGGTAAAGGTCAAAGAGGTAGCAGTAAAGCCATAATATTTACAACAACAGTTTGTAACACTATACCTGAACAAGCTAAGTTTATATCTTATGGATTAGATTTTGGTTATAGTAATGATCCAACAGCAATGGTTGGTATATGGGTTGAAGATCTTAATATTTACATAAAGGAATATTTGTACAGAACTATGATGACGGCAAGAGATATACACATTATGTTTAAAGAGATAGGTATAAACAGAGAGATGATCTTTGGTGATTCAGCAGAACCAAGATTAATTGATGAGTTAAGAAGAATGGGTTGGAATGTAAGACCAAGTATAAAAGGTAGGGATAGTGTAAACGCAGGAATTGACTTATTAAAGCGATACAAACTAAACATACTAAGCGATAGTGATAATGCAATACAAGAGTTTAGAAACTATAAGTGGATAGAAGATAGATCAGGTAAACTAACTAATGTTCCTGAGGATAAGAATAATCATATTATTGATGCCGTTAGATATGGAACGTATAGCATTATAAGTAAGCCTACGTTCGGGAAATATACTGTTATGTAACTTGTACAGGTCGTTACAATTTCTTATATTATGGTATGAAATTAAATTACAAAGACCTTCAACTTAAACTCGCAACAGGACATTATACTGAAGTGAGAGGTCCAAAACCAAGTTCGCCTGAATACAAAAAGGCAGCACAAGGTTTAGACGATAGGAAGATGTGGTCAGTTATATAGTAAGATGACTTTAAAAAATAGCACAATAGCTACATTAGATTATATTGCAGTAACTAAATATAATGTTCCTGAATATAAAGGATTTTTTGGATCTGATGAAACAGTTCAAAACTTAGTCCTACAAGATTACGAATCTGACAAATGGAACTGGCGACAAAAAGCTATAAGATAATATGGCAAGACAGTTTAAACATTTTGTTTACTTAGAAAAACCTAAGGTTAAAAGACCTAACGTTCACGCTAAGTCTAAGACAAGTAAACTAAAGAGCAGTAAAAACTACAAGAAGCCATATAATAGGCAAGGACGTAGATAGATATTGACAAGTAGCCGACATAAACTGTGCACTTGATCCTTACCGTTAACTAGGAGTTATGATCCTAAAGTCAATATCATAAAGCAGGGTTAGGATCTACCTGCTTTTTTTATAGATCACCCCCCTTATAATTTGCACACGTCATTCTTTTTTATTAACTTTATTTCATAAAACAACAACTAATGAGTAAAACACATAAAAAACAACCGATACCAAAATGGTTCAAAGGTGAAATATATGATCACGGAGAAGTAGTTAGAAACCCATTCTCAGGGGATGTATATTACCTAAACAATTTAGAACTTAGCATCTATGATTTGATAATGGGTGCTCAATACTTAGTAGAACAGGATGGTGGACTTTTAAACCCTAAGACAATTAACCATCAAAAAAATATGAGAAATGGATTAGATTGGTTTAGAACCCACAACGCAGAAGCGTATATGGTATTATTAGATTAACAATATATGAGTTATAACGGATATAAAAACTTTGATACTTGGAAAGTGTGTTTAAATATAGACAACATAGAACCAGTATATAGAAGCATACGAGAAACCTTTAATAAAAGAGTAGACTGGCACAAACCTGAAAGTTTAGGTAGACTAGCTTTTATCACTATGATATTAGTAAGAGAACACGGACCATCTTTTGTAGATCAAATACAATGGGATAATGTAAATTGGGAAGAAGTGGCTGAAGTATTAACTGAAGATACAGAAAATCCAGTTGCACTTCAAGCAATTCTAACGCAGGATCTTAACCAAGAATGAGTAAGGTGAAATCATATAGGGAAACATTAACTGCATTAAATATAGTGTTTGGACATTATGATATAGATTTCTTAAAGTCGCTAGATATATCACAATATGAAGATCTATTTAAACAAGATTCAAATAACAACCCACTAAAGCATCAACAGTATGACTTACAATTTGATAGAATAAATTTCACTTTAATTAAAAAATGGCTTACATCTTCATAGTTTTTTTCTGAGGTTTTAAGTTTAATTGGTTATGAGAAAGGAGAGTTCGGAGATGGCTCTCTTTTTTTATTGGAAAAAAATACTTAATTTGGTATTATATAAATATGAAAGTATCAATTAATGTACCAACAGAATTAAACGAACTTACCTTAGGTCAGTATCAAAGATTTACAAAGGTGCAGAAAGACAATGAAGATGGAATATTTGTAGCACAGAAAATGATTGAAATATTTTGTGGTATAGATCTTAAAGACACATTTAAAATTAAGATCACAGATATAAACGAGATAGTCGCAATACTAAATGATCTTCTAGAAATAAAACCTGACTTAATAAATAGATTTAAACTAAGCGACCAAGAATATGGTTTTGTCCCAGTATTAGAAGATATATCATTAGGAGAATATGTAGACATTGAAACTAATATGCAGAACTGGGAAGATATGCACAAAGCGATGACGGTTTTATATAGACCTATAAAACAAAAGTATAAAGATAAATACTCTATTATTGATTACGATGCAATAGAAAGCGATATAATGAAAGATATGCCATTAGATGTATGTTTCAGTTCGGTGGTTTTTTTTTACAATTTAGGGATAGAGTTGTCAAGCAATATGATGGATTATTTGACGGATCAGGAGATGAACAACCTCACGGAAGAAAAGAGCAATTTGGTGAAAGATGGGGGTGGTATTCTGCAATTTACGAACTCTCTCAAGGACGTATTACAGAGTTCGAAAATATCACTAAAGAAAAATTCTTAAAAACTCTTAATGTATTATTATATATAAAAGAGAAAAACGAAATGGAAAAAGCAGAATTAAAAGAAAATGAAAGGAAACGTAGCAATTAGATCTTACTACCTATTAACCGAAGCAATAGAGAGTTCACTATTAGAAAACGGTATAACAAAAACAGTAACCATAGGTGACATATCAGATGTTGATTTAGGTAAACAAACAATATTCCCATTAGCACACTTTATCGTTAATAATGTAGTATCAACAGAACAAACATTAGTCTATAATCTTACGGTGCTTGTGATGGATATAAAAGACACAAGTAAATCTGAAGAAACAGATAAGTTTAGAAAAAACACAGACGAACAAGACATATTGAACACACAATTAGGAATACTAAATAAGTTAATACAAAAACTGAGGTTTGGAGATCTTCATACGACAGGATATAGATTAACTAATGATCCAACCTGTGAACCATTTGTTGATAGGTTTGAGAATAACCTAGCAGGATGGAATGCAGAATTAGAAATAGAAGTGCCTAACGATCAATATATATGTTAATATTATCAGAGAAAATAAATGAAAGGATAGAGCAGTTTTTTAAAGAAATTAAGAAACAAGCAAGACAGAATCTAAGTAAGGGTACTAAGCTACAAAGAAGAAAGCGAAGAATTAGCAACACTAAAAAACTCTGGAATAGTATACAGTATAAGAAGCTGTTTGAATCTGATAAGGGTATGGCCTATGGTTTGTTTATGGAAGATTACGGAGATTATATAGACAAAGGTGTTAAGGGTGCAAAGAGTAACTATAGAGTAAATAAGAATACCCCATACCGATATAAGAAAATGCCACCTAGTGCAGCTTTAGAGGGTTGGGCAAAATCAAGAAAGATACGATTCAGAGATGCGAAAGGACAATACGCAAAAGGTAACTATAAACAGATAGGTTTTGTACTTGCTAGAAGTATATATGAAAAAGGAATCAGAGCAACAAATTTTTACACAATACCATTTGTAAATGAATTTAAAAAATTACCTCAAGATCTTCAAAACATTTTTGCAGATGAAATGGTAATTGAAATGATTGATTCAATGGTAGAGGCAGGTTTAATAAAAAGAATATAATGGCAACGATATTATTAAGAAGTCCGTATTACGAAACACATAGTCAAGCACAAAGTAGTGGAGATACTGCTAAAAGTGCAATATTAGCGTTATCAGTAGGGGGAACAGTAATTAGCACAATGAGCAAAGATACTGTATTGAGTGGAACAACAGGTACAGTAAGTTTTGAAATTGCAGATTTATGTAGAGATTATATAGACATAACTTTTAATAATAGTTATACTAATCAAACAATAGCGATTACGGGTACACTTACATTTAAAAGTCAAACTGTTGACGATATAAATACTGGTGCTACGACAGTTACAGTGGGGACACCTGTTTCTATTGCACATACTGGACTAGAGGGTTACTATGAATTTATGGAGGGAACAGGAACTGGACAGAATAGTGCTAAAACTATTGCAACAAGTGATGTACTGCAAGATAATACTGATGTATATTTACCTGATAACACGGCAGGACAAATAGCATATTGGAATGGATCGGTTATTGTGTATGACGCATTTTCTGCATCAGCTACATCTCATACTGTAATTAGCACAGCTTTCACATTACATAGAGTTTGCAGTGTCCACAATTCATATAAGGTAACATTCGTAAATAAGTATGGTGCTTTACAAGATCTGTATTTTAATGGTAAAACAACAGAGAATATCAGCGTTAAAAAGACCACGTTTAAAAGGAATACAGTTAATAGCAGTTACGAATACGATAAACAAAAACACGCAATAAAACAATTTAACTCTTTAGCTAATGAGAAACTTATACTAAACACACCACCAATGAGTTACGATAATACGAATGAAGCTATTAAACAATTACTGGTTAGTGAACAGGTTTGGATTAGAAAGACTATGGGGGGATCAGAACAAACAGTTCCTATCAATATAACTGATAATCAGCAAGTTATTAAAACAGGTTTAAATGATAAAGTAGTGCAGTATACAATTACTGCAGAATATGCTTTTGATATGATTACTAATATTAGATAATGAACAATATAGAATTATATGTTAAACTACCTAGCGACACAAATTACACTAGGTTGGATTTATTTAAAGATGAAACAATTTCTTTAACACAAACAATACAAGATGCAAAAGACCCCTCTAAAATATTTACTAATTTTACCAAGAGTTTTAATATACCTGCTTCAAAAACGAATAACAAATTTTTTAAGCATTATGAGAAATTTATTCAAAGTTTAAATTATTCTTATGACGCAAGAAAAAAGAATCCTGCTAAAATTGAGTTAAATAGCTTACCATTTCAAAAAGGAAAAATAAGACTAGAGGGGGTAGACTTAAAAAATGGTAGAACAGATAAATACAGAGTAACGTTTTTTGGTGACCTAGATCTAAAGGAGATATTAGGTGAAATGAAATTACAAGACTTAGACTGGCTAGATAACTTTGA